ATGTTGAATGAATAATGAGTAAGTCCAATGGTTTTTATTTGGAGGATTGCAGTCAAAATACATTCTAGGCTTGAGTAACGTATTGGGTTTGCCTTCAATAACCTGTTCGACTTTCTGTGCCAAACGAGTTATTGCTATGCCTACAGATGGATATGGTATCTGGGAGCACTCGTTCAAATAGATAGTTACAAACTCCATACCAAGAATCTTCTCAGTCCGTTCCTTATCGTCTAGTCCACCAAACCATATCTCAGAACCATTTGGCAAAGTAATAAACCAGTCAGTCTTGTTGACTTTGTATTGAACATTTGGGAAAGCAAGCTCCATGACCTTTGGGAATGTGTCATAGATAATCGAGTTCTTCACCTGATTAAATCTAAACCTTAATATAGCATGACGGCTTTTAGGTGCTTTTAATGCTCTGACAATGATTTGTCTTACTAATAGAAAAGTCTTACCTGATCTACTACCACCAAATAACATGGCATAGGTAGAATCGCCATTGATGACATTTAAAGCGTCAACTTGTTTTCTATGAAGTTTCAAGCGTTTTCGTCTTGAGGTAATAGTTGAATGGTTAGTGGCTCACCATCTGCACCTGTAAGTTCTTGCTTGACTGTTTCACTCCAACGCATTTGTGCCTTAGTCCACCAGATCATTGCAGTTGTATCGCCTGATAATGCCTTATTAAATAATGACTTAGATATTTGTGCAGATGCTTGAGCTTTACCAATGGCTAATTCAATTTCATAATATTTTCTTAACGTTTTGGGATCAATACCACCTATCAAAGCACATATCTGTTCTTGAGGTAAACCAAGTCCACTTGAGGTCTTTACGATCTCTCTAGTCTTGTCAGTTGGTTCGTGTGCAATCATAGTTTTTTATAATGGGGAAGTGTTTTTAATAGTTTACATCAATATCTATATAAATCAAATACTTATTAATTCAGCTTTTTTACCTGTAAAGTCTTCCCAACGCTTCACGATAACGTCACAATACTTAGAATCAAGTTCCATTAAATAGGCTTTTCTTCCATTTTTTTCAGCAGCTAATAATGTTGTACCACTACCACCAAACGAATCTAAGACAATATCGCTTCCTTTTGTGTTATTTAACATTTGGTATTCAAATAAAGCAACAGGCTTCATTGTTGGATGTTCACCATTACGGCTTGGTTTATCAAATTCTAAAATTGTTGTTTGTTTTCTATCAGTTGCCCATAAATGGCCAGCACCATCTTTCCAGCCATATAAACAAGGTTCATGTTTCCAATGATAATCTTGTCTACCCATAACCATAGTGGATTTTTTCCATATAAGACATTGTCTTACTTTCCACCCAGCATCATGTGCTGCACCTCTAAAGTTATAACCTTCGGAATCTGCGTGCCATATATAAAATACAGCACCAGGCTTCATTACAGTATCGGCAGTAACATAAGCATCTCTTAAAAATTGTCTAAAACCATCATCTGACATAGAATCATTTTGAATAGTTAAGGCATCTTTTGTTTTACCTTCGTAAGCAACGTTATATGGAGGATCAGTTAACCACATGTCAACTAATTGTCCATTGCATAACTTTTCCATATCGGTAATGCTAGTAGAATCGCCACACATTAACCGATGATTACCTAATTGGTATATATCACCCAACTTTGTTTTAGGCTCAACTGGTGCGTCAGGAACGGCATCTTCATCCGTTAAGCCTTCTACAATTTCAGGTGTCAAAATAGCATCTAATTCTTTTTGATCAAATCCCAATATATCTAGGTTAAATCCTTCTGTTTTAAGTTCTTCAAGTTCAATAGATAATAAACCTGTTTCCCATCCTGAAGTTAAAGCTAATTGATTATCAGCAATAATGTAGGCTTTTTTTTGCGTATCTGTCATTCCACTTAATTCTATAACTGGAACATCTGTCATACCTAATTTACGAGCAGCCATTAATCGCCCATGACCAGCAATGATTCCATTACTACCATCGACTAATATAGGATTAGTCCATCCAAATTCCTTAATACTTGCTGCAATTTGAGCAACTTGAGCATCGGAATGTGTCCGACTATTTTTTGCGTATGGTATTAAATCAGTTACTTGACGTTGTGATATTTGCATCTAATTTCTCTTGAATATCTTTAGATAAATTCAATAGTTTTTGAGCTAATAATTCGCCATGTTGTCTTTCTAAGCGATTACTAGGTACAACTTTTGCCATTTCTAGCCAAGTTAGGTAGAACTCCATTAGGTCATCAAACATTAGCTTGCTGGTGTTTCTATATTGCTTGCTACTGGAGCTGCTTCTGCTTCAGCTTTGTCTGCTTCAGTTTGTTTTACATGATTCTCAACATGGTTTTTAAAGTAATCAACGAGTCCACGACTAAATTTATGTGGTACGTCATCAAGATACTTTAATATTTCGTTGATTTGATCGATATGAAATGGTATTTGCATTTAACACTTCCAGTTCTTTAAAGATGCTTTGGCTCGTTCTGCTGGGCCTTTAGCGTGTTTAACAACTCCTTCCATCCTTGCACAAAAAGACTTTTTACGACCTTCGTCTTTTTTGGTCTTTGGATTTGGTGCAGGAGGCTTTAAATCACTTCCATTCTTTTCGTTATATTCCTCACGACCTTTAGCCGTCATTCCAGCACCTTTGTCGGTAGGATTGTACGTCTTTCCTTTACCAGTTGTTTTGTGTGGTATCGGTTTGTCGTGCTTTTTCATTTCTTTTTAGCTTTTTTCTTTTCAGCTTCACGTTTCTCAGAATAAGCTATCGCTACTGCCTGCTTAACTGGCTTGCCACTCTTAATCTCTGCTTTAACGTTCTTTTTAAACGCTTCCTTGCTCGTAGATTTAGTAAGTGGCATGATTATTGTCCGTGAATAATTGCTAAGTTTAATTTAACTGCTTCTGATAATGAACCACCAGATACGTTGTATAAACTGATTACAGCACTTCCAGTTGTAATTGTTGATACATACGCTGTATATGTACCAGCAGTTGCAATACCACCTGATACGTTCACAATTAACACATCTCTTGCAGATAATAATGAATTGTTTAATGTAAAGCTAACAATTGCTCCAGCAGCTAAAGCAGCGTTATTCATAGTAATTTGAATATTGCTTGTATTAGCAGTTACAGCAGTTGATTTGCTAGTTAATTGAGTTACTGTGCTTTCAGCAGCAGTTGAGTAACCTAGCTGTTGATTTGCGAAACAAGTATCAAATACTGGATCGCTGACTGCTACACCTGTATAAGCCATAATTATTTTCCTTTAATCTTTTCAAGTTGTTTGATTTGACTAACTGCTATCTTTTTAGCAGCAGCTAGTCTAGTGCGATTTGCCTCGATTTCTTTAGCTCGCTGAAGTGTTCTTAAATCATCTTCGGCTTGCCAACGCATATGTTCGGCAGTTTCTTTTGCTTCGGCATTAGCTAACTTCATCAATGATGGAGTTTTTCTAGTAGCCATTATCTGCCTCTGTTACCAGAAGAAATGTTCTTTTCTTTAGGCATTGGCACACCGTTTACACGCACAGGTTCGGCTTTTGGGCCAGCAGGAGGTTCAATCATTGGCTTAGTACCAATACGGCACTCGTCTGCATAATCGGCAGCACGTTGCAAATGACCAGGATCTTTTAATCCTGTTTTGCCTTCTTTATCTTTTTCCTTAGTTGATTCATACTTCATTTTTTTAGATGAATCGGACATATCTTTAACGTCATAATCTTTCATTTTATTTTCCTTTGCAAAGAAATCTCAACATGAGATAACTTAGTATAAATCAATTTTTACCATTCCACCAATATTTTCTGCTATTTCTATCGTAATTTTTTTAAAACATCGGTCATCAATCTCCAACGCTTCACACATACCATCTAGTCCTGATTTCATACTAGCAAGCATATTGTCCAAGTCCATATATCTACGATTAGGCTTATAAAAGATAATATGCATTTCTTTGTAATCAGATTTAGGTATATTTGCCATTTTGGTTAGCCAGTAACAATCTGTCTTGTAAATTGCTTTTTTCTTAGCTTTTACATGAAAATGAGCACTTGAATTAGGATTTAACTCCTTATATGGCCAAGCAAATGTTAGCATTTTAATAATTCTTCCGTACGTTCAAGTAAGGTTTGCTCGTCAATGCCATAGCGAGCTTCAAATCCTTTTCGCCCAAGTCCGTGAACACCACTATTGCCTCTGTGATGTTCTGGGCAGAGTCCAATGACATTTGCGAGCTTTCTTTTTCCTCCCATCCGTCTGATATGATGGATTTCGCATGGTGTATCATCGTAGCCAAGTACGGATTTACACAATATACATCCCAGTCTTGCAACTTTGCCATAATGTTCCTTTTCTGATTTAGTTACCATGATTAGCGAATTCTCCACAATATTTATTTCTTATTTCTATTGCAACTAATTCTGCTAATTCTAAATTATCAAATAATCCAATATGTTTTCTTTTGCCATCAATTTTTATTTGAACTCTCCATTTTTTTACAGTTTTATTCCAACTTATGTTTTTAATACCTGAAGTATTATCTTTTCGTAATTTTGCGTTTTGACCATTTTGTGAATAAGTTGCTTCTCTTAAATTTTCAATAGAATTATCTAATTTATTGCCATTAATATGATCTATACATTGTGGCAAATAATTATGATGCATTAAAAATATAAGCCTATGATTTGCAAATCGTTTGCCATTTATTTGAGCATATAAATATCCATTAGAATTCAAAGTTCCAACTTTTTTTCCTATTAATTTTTTATATTTATGATTTTTATAATAAAGTTTACCATCACAATATACAAATAATTCATCCAATAATTCTTTATTAATCATAATGTTATCGATCTTCATTAGCTAAATTCTCTGCAAATCGTTCAAGTTGTAAAGCAATGTCGCTTATATCTACAGCAATTTCGTAAGCTCGTATTGAATCTAGCTCTTTACAAGCAATTTCATATTGTTTAATTAAATGCAACAAGATCTGGAATGGATGGTTCATAATGTAGCTCTTTCTAATTGTCTATTGGATGCTTCTTGTGATCGCCAGATGTCGATTCGCATTTGTGCTGCGATTAACTGCCATCGTAACTTTTCTTCAATTTCTACAGCTTCTTTTAAACCTTTCAACAACTCCTGGTATTCTTCATTGGCATATGCATCTCGTTCTTGAGCTGCCATTGTTTCAACTCCTTTTAACTGAGCCATTTGCATTAAAAGTGCTTTCTTAGACTTTCTAAACTCCTCGATATATATACGTTCGGATTTAGCTTTTGCGTATTTTCCAGCGTTTTTAAGTAAAAATTCCACGACTTTATTTGGATTTTCCATT